GCGGGGGCGACATATGGCCAGAGGATCCTACGGATCCCGATAGAAAGTCTCCACGTGCAATTGCACATATGCAATATTGTCCGTTACAAGGGTACCGTACGCATCATATGCAGCGCATAGCAAATGAACATCGCTATCATTATGCGACAAAGATGCATTCGTAGGTCCAAATTTGACCACCCTCCGACGAGGAATCCACCACTGCTTGGTGAATGTAACCTCTCGGGTCTCTGCCGAGTACGTCTCTGGAGCCTTCCACGTATGAGTAGCAAGAATCTTGACAAAATCCGTATTAATAGAATCTAACAGGCAATTGCCAGTATAATTCATAAACCATTGATTGTAACTATAACCAGATCCCTTTGGAACTTGAACGACCCAAAACTTAAAAGTAACATTCGGCCTATCTGCCTTCTGACCACACATCAAGCGAAGCTTAATACCACTAGTGTTAATGATATCACCAATTCTCTCATAATCCTGTGTACCCTGGGGAGGCATTGGGCCAGGATTGCCAGTTCCGTTCAATGTAATAGCATAGGGAACATTATGATTGAGCTCTAATTTACCGTATCCCCAAGGTCTACTCTTAGTCTCAACAGTCTTCATTACAACAGCCTTAACTTTCTTAGCAAAAGTCTTAGAAGCCTTTGACTTCTTATACGGGCGCGCACGTGCCTTCGCAAGCCTCGAGCCCTTCTTAATATAAGCGGATTTAGTAACCATTTATTAATCACACCAATGAACCGGACTTAAATAGTCAACGGTCCTCGACAAAAGCATCCACAAGTATGGTGTATACGTGTCTAAGTGTGTGTAATCGACGAGCATGTTGACTCCTGATCCAAGATAGCGATCAATTCTTCTGTTGACCTCGCTAAGGTCTCCAATATAAGGCCAGCATCTGGCAGGGAGTCCAAGGGAGGTAACGTAGATCCGCTTTGGGTGCCAAGCGACGAATCCTCCTTTGACGGGGACTTGAATAGAATAACGATCGACCTGACGAAGAAAATCAACATACTTAGGACAGTGGCTGTCCGTGACATTATTGAAAAGCACCGCTTCTTGTCCGCAGTAGCCATCAAACCACTTAAAATCCGGAACATCATATATATCCGGCTCCATAAAATATACAAGAGATGTCTTGCCACAGCCAGCCGCGCCGACAATCCATGTTAACTCTGGTTTGGTGTAATCACCTTTCATATCACGAAAACGCTTATTCTCGACGTACTTTTGCATAGAACGCTCACAACGCATAATTTGCTGAAAATGGGGCTCCTCTCTCGCCACATCCATCAAACTCTCTCCTGGCTTCAACTGATCGAGTCTCCGCTTAGTACCAATCAGATCAGTCCTTCGACCCTGATTCTCCTTTTGGCCAATAATCTTTAATCTTGATTGCTTTGAACAATAATCCTCGGAGTCTGCAAGCCGACCAAGCATCGGCGAACGCCATGACTTACCAATCCACGGTTGGAACTGACTAAATCTAACGGGGTTCCACGCTGTTACATAGCACTGATAGTGCTTACGGCCGCGTTTAGTAACCTCATCACCATATGCCAAACATTTGGCCCAATCTGGGAGTGTCTCAAGCCTTTGGCGACGGGAGCCATCCTCATCAAACACGGTTAATACCCAATTGGTTGCCTTAACCTTACCATACTTTTCTACGCTTTCATCGTAATTAAACTCAGTTTCGTCGGTGTCCGCCATGTCCGAGAAGTGTGTGGGGGTAATGATAACCCCACATGGGCCACGCTCCCGTCTTTTTCGCGACTTTTTTTTAAAAAAAAAAAAATACGAAAGTTGCGGGTCGCAACGC